TACACTCTTGCTGGATTAGGTGGTATTTCTTTGACTTCATTAAGTGGAGGCACGGGTATTACTTATAACAATACTACGGGAGCAATTAGCTATTCAGGTACGGTTTATACGGATGCAAGCGTAAGAGCATTGATTAGTGCAACTGCGCCAATTTCTTACAACTCAACTACGGGAGTTATTAGTACTACATTAACTCAGTACACGGATGCTTTAGCAAGAGCATCAATAAGCATTACTACAACTGGAACTTCGGGAGCAAGTACATATAATTCAACAACTGGAGTTTTAAACGTTCCTCAATATCAAGGTGTAATTACATTAACAACAACGGGTACTTCGGGCGCTGCAACGTTTAGTTCAAATACTTTAAATATTCCGCAATATGCATCGGCTTTAAGTGGAACGACTAATTATCACGCTAAATTTACATCTAGTACTACAATAGGAAATAGTTTAATTTATGATGACGGTACTAATGTTGGCATAAATACTGCCAGTGCAAGTGAAAAATTTGTTATTTATGGTACTTCTTCAACAAAACCAAGATTAGTTGTAGGACAAATTACAACTTCAACTGCAATTTATTCTACATATAATACTCAGGATACTCCAGCAATAGAAGTAAATACTTCTTCAACTACTGGATTTTCTGGATTAACTATGTCTAATTCAAATAATACAAGCGGTAATACATTAGGAGTAATTTCATTTGTCGCTGCTGGAACATCTGCTGGAGATAAAAGAGGTGCTATAATTGCAAGTAGTTTAGAATCTGCATCTACTTCATCTGTTAGTTCAAATTTAATATTTTATACTAATAATGCTAATACTTTAGCAGAACGTATGAGAATTACAAGTATTGGAACAGTTGGTATTGGAATTACACCAAACGGTTGGAGTCAATTTACAGCATTACAATTAGGTGGTAATACATATAATGCAATAGCAGCAAGTAATCATTATTTAAGTATTGGAGCAAATTCATATTTTGATGGAAGCAATTTTAGATATATTTCAAATGGTTTTACTTCAAGATATCAAATGTCTGATGGAACTCATTTATGGTATATAGCTGGGTCAGGTACTGCTGGAAATACTGTAAGTTATTCACAATCTATGATGATTGCTACTTCAGGGAATTTACTTATAGGAACAAGCTCTGACAACGGAGAACGGCTTTATGTATCAGGTGCAATTAGAGCAACTGGTTCAATTACTGCAAACTCGGATATTACCTTAAAGAAAAACCTTTTAAAGATTGAAAATGCTTTAGAAAAAGTAGAGCAAATTAATGGATATACTTATGAGTTGAAAGCAGATGATTCAAAGCGACACGGAGGAGTAATTGCTCAAGAAATGGAAAAGGTATTTCCTGAGATTGTTAATAAAGGAAATGATGGTTTACTTGGTGTTGAATACGGAAACATATCAGCTTTACTAATTGAAGCGATTAAAGAACAAAATACTAAAATAAAGAATTTAGAAACACTTTTAGCTTCTAAATAAATGCCATTACAAGGAAGTGGCGAAATGTCTTTTGCCGATGTATATAATGAGATTACGGGGGAATCGTTAGCGAATCCTCCTATTTCTATTACATTAGCTGAACTAGGTCAACTTCAAAACTCAAGTGGTCAGACAATTGCTTTAAATCAAAATTATACTCCTCGACCTGATGGAAATCTTCCAACGGTATTTCCAACTGAGTGGTATCTTTATTGTCAAAGATGTAATCAAGCATCACCATATATTACAATTACAAAAAGTGCGCCTACAAGCGTAAACTCAGGACAAGAATTTGCATATCGTTTAACAATTTCAAACAATGGACAGACTAATTCTGCTGGAGATATAATCGTTAGGGATTACATTCCAAATGGATTAACTTTTGTAAGGTATGAAAGAGATACTGCCGCTTGGGGATTTAGTATTTCAGGTCAACAAGTAACGGCAACTTTTACTTCTTCTTTGCCGGTAGGATTTGGAGCAGTAATAACGATATACGTTAGTAGTGACATACAAGGAACATACTCAAATTATGCATCTGTATCAGGTGGAGGCGAATCAATTACTAAAACATCAAACACGGTTAATACGGGAGTCGGAGCGCCTCCATCATGGACAAGTTCAGTCACTAAAAGATTAGTTCGTACATTTCAAAAAAATAATTGCGATTCTTATGGAATAGGTAGTAATGTCGATGTTTATAGTCCATATTTTACGGGGACATATACTAGTTTTATTAGCCAATCTGATGCAGATACTAGGGCAAATCAAAGCGCAACTGATCAATGTAACCAATGGCTAGATGCTAATGGTCAAAATGAGGCTAATACTAGAGGCACTTGTCAATATGGTTATCCTCAATTAACATTATCTAAGTCAATGCCAGGTGCATTTAATGTAAATCAGTCAGGACAAGTAACAATTATAGTAAGAACTTTTGGCAATCCTACAAGTGGACAGATAGTAATTACAGATAACATACCTAGTGGATTTCAATTTGTAGATATGAATTCAAGACCAGGTGAATTTAGTTATTCTGTTAATGGTAATACAATTCAATTTGTTACCAATAGTGTTTTAAATGATGGCTATTACGGCCAGTTTGTATTTACGGTAAGGGCAAATACTATCGGTAATTATACTAACGTAGTAACGGCATACGGTGGTAATATTTTAAATAATTCTGCTACAAGTAATACCGTTGCAACTTATATTTTTGGTAACCCAACATTTGCTTTTTCTGCAAGTACTGATAATCAAACTTATTATAATGGAACAAGTGTAAATATTAATGCTGCTCCAACAGATAATATTTATCATGGAAATATATTGACTATTAATACTCAAGATAGTACTCAAAACTCAATAGTTAAAATAGAATTTGAATTGCCAATTCCTTTTAGAATAGTCGATGATACACAAGTTTTTTATCCTACTGACTATTTTACATTTTCTCAAGGATCAAGTTTTAATATAGCAGTATTTACTCAAAAAAATAATATAACCGTTCCAGTAGGTCAATATGGATTTTATGTATTTTTTAGTATTCCAATAACATATTTCCGTATGTCAACGATTAGTCAAGATGAAAATCTAAGAGATGAGGATAATTTAATTGTTGATGGTCTAAATATTACTATCAAAAGAAAGCAAAATACATTAATAAGAAATTACGTTAATAATGGTTTTATTAGTTCCTCACAACAAACAATAATTTGGGCTAATAATTATACATTTTTACCTATATTTCAAACAACTAATGATAGAATACCAAGTAATGTAAATGGTTTGACTTATTCTTATTCAGTTAATAATCAAGCAAACTATTCTCAACAATATCCAATGGGATTTATTAATCAAAGATTCTTTGCTTCAGACCCAATATATATTGTAAATCCTCCAAGAGATACAAAGAATGGAGCTTTAAATGTTAGTTATCCTTATCAGGATACAAATAATTTTGGAATAAGAATTTATTATAGAATTTATCAAAATGGAAATTTAATTGTTTCAAAAAGTGGAGATTATAATCCATACGATGGAATCACAATTAATCGAGCATATAATGAGCCAAAATATAGGAATACAACTTTTGAAATAGTTGTTAATTCAAATGGCTCTTATACATATTGGTAAAATTTTGAACAATAGCTATTTATGATTGTAAACTAAACAAACAACCAAATGAAATTAGATTTTAACTTTGACTTTATCGGTCTTGATGACCAAGTTTTTGAGGGTGGTAATGCTGGTAAAATGTTAGCCGGTGCTTTAGCCTCCGCATCTAAGGGTGATGCACTTAAATTTTGGGATTGGGCAAAGAAATTATTTAAAGGCGATCTCTTAGATTTAGACAAGTCTGATCAAGAAACTTTAAAAGGATTTGTAAAAGATTCAGAGTCGTTTACCGTTTTAGCAAAAGCGCAATTATTAGAGATATTTATTAAAGACTAATATGATAGTATTTATTGAGCCAATTAAAGGAGTAAGAGAGATAGCAGACCGGGTAGAAATCAAGGTCGTTAATTATGCTCTTCAAAATCCTGAGCAAACTTTGTATTTCAAATTAATGAGCCAATTTAATCCAATGATTGAAGAAGGCAATTTAGTTATTCCTGAGCCAATTGTTTCTCAATGGGGTCTAGATGATTCTTTTATTGTTGATTGGGCCTTAGAAACATTAGGACTTGAAAAAAAGGTTATAACTCCAATTGAAGAATAAATGATGTACAATTGGGATGAAGTAATAGTACCAGGATTAACGGGTTTCACTGGAGCATTAATAACGTGGTTATTTGGGCGAAAGAAGGAAGCGGTTGATATGCAAAGCACCGAAATTACCAATGTGCAAGAGGCAATTAAGATTTGGAGGGAAATGGCAACAGATTTAAAAGCAGAAGTTTTGGAATTAAAACTCAAAGTTGAATCATTAGAAGCCGAAATTCAGAAATTAAGAAGTGAGAATATAGAATTAAGAGCAAAACTAGATGAAGGCCAACCAAATAAGTCAAAAAGGATTAAGCCTGATAAAGAAATTTGAGGGGGTTAAATTAAAACCTTACTTGTGTCCAGCTGGAATCCCAACAATATCAATCGGTTGCACTTATTACGAAGATGGAACAAAGGTTAAAATGACCGATGCACCCATTAGCGAAGCAAGAGCAACCGATATTTTTTTAAATGTAATTAAACATTATGAGAGAAGCGTTGATTCGTTTTGTGTGGACTCAATTAATCAAAACCAATTCGATGCACTGGTATCATTTTGCTATAACTTGGGCGCTGGGTCTTTAAAGTCTAGCACTTTATTAAAAAAAATTAATGCTGATCCTAATGACCAATCAATCAAATTAGAATTTTTAAAGTGGAATAAGAGTGGAGGCAAAGTCTTAAATGGATTGACCCTTAGAAGAAATGCTGAATCTCAATTATACTTTTCATGAAAAAACTAATTCTTAGTTTGCTAATTGCAAACTTTTTTATTTCTTGTCGACCACAAAAGTCTGTCACAATTGTAACCGAAAAGATTCGAATTGATACGATTCGTGACTACAAAGTAATTACACGATTCAATGCGGTACATGATACGCTAACAATTGAGAATCCTTGCGATTCTACGGGCATCTTAAACACTTTTTACTCAAAGATAACACTACCACAAGGCAAAGTTATTATAAGGTCTTACAAAGGCAAGATTCAAGCCACTATAAATATAGATTCTGTTGAAAATGTTTATAAAAATATGTACACATCAAGTTTACATTCTGATAAATTATTAAATAATAAAGAAAAAATAACCAATATCATTCCTAATTGGTGTATATTGACTATCATATTTCAGGGATTAATAATCTTTGGATACATCTACCTTAAATTTATCTATGTATAAAATCGAAGTTGAGCCATTGGAGAAGCCAAAATCAAGAGCAAAAGATTTACTAGAAACGATGATGGATGTAATGGAGAACATCGAACACATTGATGATGCTGCATACGTTTTAAGGATGAAAGTGATGAATAATATCGAATTTTTAGTAGACACTTTAATGGAAGAATATGAAAATGGAAGATAAGATTATCAAGATTAGGGAGCATTTCTATTCTACAAATTTAAGTAAAACTGATTTCCATAAACAATTTTTTGAAATGTATGGATATCAAAATGCTGAATCATTGAGGAAGTTAATGATAAAAAAGAATATAACTTCAAAGGATAGGTCGGCTCAAGAAATAAATAAAATCATTCCGCCAGTAGTCGCAAACTATAATCTTGAAACACTTGACAACTTTGGAATTGAAGAAAGCATTGGAAAGGAATATGTGTCCGCTAAACTGCCTCCGCATTTAAAGAAGATTGGAATCTTATCTGATATACATTTTCCTTATCATGATTTGCAAGCTTTGACTTGCGCTATCAAGCATTTAAAGGAAGAAAACATCGATTGCCTCTATTTAAACGGGGACATCACCGATCAATATTCTGTAAGTAGACATGAGAAAGACCCTCTAATGAGGGATTTCAAAAGGGAAGTTGATATGAATCGGGATTTCTTACAAAGGCTAAGAGATATATTTAGAACAATTCCAATTTATTATAAACTTGGCAATCACGAAAATAGATTTGCAAGGGCATTACAAGTACAAGCCGAAGAGTTTGCCCAGTTACATGATCTTCAATTTGATATATTCTTTAGGTTAGATAAATTAGGGATAACAATGATCGAGGATTGGCAAGGAATGGAGATGGGTGACTTGCTTGTTCTTCATGGTCATGAGTTATATGGCGGAGGCGGAGTCAATCCAAGTCAGAATCTATTCAATAAGACCATTTGCAATACGTTAATCGGTCATGTGCATAGAACTTCAGCAACTCAAAAGAAGACTGGCTTTAAAGAGTTTATAAATACTTATAGTACTGGGTGCTTGACATTACTTAGTCCAAAGTATATGCCATTCTCTATGCACAATCATGGCTTTGCAATAGTAGAAATTGAGAATGGTAAATCAAAAGTTAAAAATATTCAGATTAATAACGGAAAAATTTTGTAGGTTTGTGTTTTCATAGTTAAATAGGTTTAAGTAATAGAATCCCTATCGGTTATATCGGTGGGGATTTTTGTTTTATACGACCATTAAATAAATAATTAAAATAATTTTATATAAAGTTATTGTTTTAAAATAAAAGTATTATATTTGCATATACTTAAACAAATAACAAATGAAAAAAACAATCGAGTACATCAAAAACTTATACCAAACAGACCCTGAAGGTTTAATCGGTAGCATTGCAATCACAATTTTCGGATACCTTTTATTTTGGCATATCGTACCTATAATCTCAGGACTATGAAAAAGTATAAAGCAAAATTCAAAGATGAAGCTGGGTTCTATTCTTGCACCTGGTATTTTTACGAACTAGAAGACTTTTGGGCAGCAGTTTGCAGAGAGGAACGAGTTTACAAATCAAAATTTCAAAAATTAATCTTAGACTAATTATGAAGAATCTAATTAAATCATTATCAAATTTTCAAAGTGAATGCCCAGTTATTCACAAGGATACAAAAGGTCACAATTATACTTATGCTGATCTTCCACAAATCTTTTCAGTTATAAATCCATTACTTAAAAAGAATGGATTATGCTTTAGCCAATTGCTTGAGAATGAAGGCATCAAAACTATTCTATTTCATGTTGAGTCAGGCGAATCATTAGAATCGTTTACAAGCATTCCTAAGGTTAAACTAGGGGCAATGAATGAGTATCAATCCTATGGATCAGGAGTTACTTATTATCGTAGATATTCTTTGTCTTCAATGCTTGGTTTAATTACTGATAAAGATTTAGATGCAGCTGGTACACAAGCGGAGGCAAAACAAGTACCTGGAGGAAGATTACCATTAGCCGGGTGGCAAATTATGATTAACGGATGCAATACAATCGAGCAATTAAATACATTATATGCCGAGAAGTCAGAGTTTATAAATAATGACAAAGATATTATAAGTTTATTTTCAACTAAAAAATTAAGTTTCACTATTAAACAACCAATCGCATGAACAAGTTAGTAAGCATTTCAATTAACGTAGACTTATTAGATAAGTCAAAATTGTACAAAGGTAAGAAAGGTACATACCTTAACATTAGCGGATTCTTAAAAGAAGATGCCGACCAATACGGAAACTTTGGTTTCATAACTCAAGATGGAGTAAAGACTCCCGAAAGTAATGCTCCTATCTTGGGCAACTTTAAAATCAAAGGAACGGAAGGATTTACCGCTCAAGCTTCAAAGCCAGCGCCAGTGTTTGACATTCCCAGTGCTACATTAGTCGAGAACGATTTACCTTTTTAATAATGGAAGAGATACAATTTAATCCACAACAATTTGAGATAGGTTTGTTCGGTCATAATCCTATCCAAGAGATGAGCAAGGCTCAGATTAATCACTTGGTTCATTTGATTAACGAGGGAGTAAAAGAAGGTGGCAAGGACATTAAGTCTTTGCTTGCAATCGCATCGAAGTATCAGTTGCTATTCTCAGAACTGGAGAAGACATTAAAGGAGCAAGCAGTCGATGAATTACTTAAATATGACAAAGGTAGATTTGAAGTACACAATGTTGAGATGCAAGTAGCTGAGGTAGGAACGAAATACGACTTTAGTGCGACCAAGCAATGGGTAGATTTACAAGACCAAATCGATGAGATTAAAGAAAAGCAAAAGGAAGTTGAGAAGTTTTGTAAGTCAATTAAGAATAAGACAATTACGGTGGATGAGGAAACGGGCGAATCTTTTGAGTTCTTTCCTCCAGCTAAGTCATCTACTACATCAATCAAAAAAACAATACTATAATGATTAAGATAAAGAAAAGTAATATACATCAGGCCGTAGCCGATAGTTTAAATAAGAAAGGTATCTTGCCTTTCTCAGCAAGAGAATGGAACGTATTAAATGTTCAGCAAGTGGTCTATTGGAATACCAGGAATAGAGAGAAAGGATATATTAAGTATCCTGAAGTAATGAGAGAAGTTCAATTAATAGCTAAACAACTTCATGATGAAAAATCAGGGCAAATCGAACAACTCTAGTGAAACGGCTGAATTTCTCACGATGATAGGCATCGTTGGGATCATTGCAGTATGGATATTTTATTTAATTTCAGACCTATTAAGATGAAAGAATTATCGTTCAACCAATGGCAAGACCATTTAACAAAAGAGTTAAAAAAGGATTACAAAAAATTGTATCAAACATCTAAATTTAAACCAAATGAAAACAAGTTTCAAAAAGTATCACGAAGAGAATCCGCAGATTTACACAGAGTTTAAGCGGTTAGCATTCCAAATGATTAATCGTGGCTATCTTAGATTAGGCGCAAAGCAAATCTTTGAGGTTATCCGGTGGCATACTATGGTCGAAGGAAACGATGGCTACAAGGTTAATAATAACTTTACATCTGATTATGCTAGACTATTTGAGAACGATCATCCTATTTATGCTGGATATTTTCTTAAAAGGCTTTGCAAGTCAGTTTAATTTTTATATATTGTGATATAATTAACCAAGAGGGTCGGAGTTCTTGGGTAATTTAATAGGTTAAATAACCAAAGCCAGTTTTGCACTCCGACGCAGACTGGCTTTTTTTTATTCTATAAAATGAAATATTATCTACATGATTCCAATTCATTTAATGATGAGAAGATCACAGAATTATACCTGGAGTTTGGGTATGAAGGTCTTGGATTATTCTATACTATTTTAGAAAAACTTGCATTACAAGAGAAGCCAATTAAGACAAAAGTTCTTAAACATCAGTTGAATATTGGTAAGAAATTAGATAAAGTTTGGGCATTTATTGAAGAAAAAGATTTGATTTCTACAAATAATGGAGAAACTTTTAACAAACAATTGCTAAACTTTAGCAAAAAGTATCAAGTTTCAAAAGAAAAAAATGCAAAACGAATTTTAGAATGGCGTGAAAATCAATCAGTTAGCGAAAATGTA